AGATTGCATCGCGGGCCTATCGGTATCGGTAGGCCTTCCCATGCAATCCTGCAGGTGAACGGAAGAAATACATGGATAGTTTAAAATCGCTTTATGATACTTCTCAAAGTATCAGAATAGTATTTTTACGGTATTGATACCGTATGCAGTTTAAAACTAACATTGTGAACACTACAGAAAGAGAATCCATGACTAAAGATCAAACCAAGGCCCCACGACACGATGGCAAGATAAGCCAACCTTTCAAATTCATCGAGTTTGACATCTATCTCGAGAAACCTTTCAGGTTCTTAGGTATCTGGAAAAATCAGGCGGAAATCAATGGCGTGACAAGCCGTCTTTATGTCGCTAACGTAGGTTCGCTACACTTTAGTTTTGAGGTATTCAAAAAAAGTGGGCGTTTTGGAGGACTTCGCAATGAAATCGATGATCAAGCTGCAGGCGGTGATGGATGTGTTCACCGATGAACATTACAAAATTACGGCCAATATGATTGCGGTTTTCTGCTATCTGGCAGCACGATCTGATAAGATAATTGAGACCCGCCACATGCCCGAGGAATTAGGGTTGCCGCAGACCACCATCAACAGGTTGGTGCGCACAATGGCTGATCGATCATATCTCAGAGAAGAGGGCCTAAAATGGCTCCGAATAACCACCGATATGGAGGATGAACGCCAGCGGATCGTTGAACTTACACCAAAAGGCCACGCCTTGGCCAATAAAATTAGGGAGATTATGGAAGATGACCAGTAAATTGTCCAAGGGTATTACCGAACGCAGCGGGAAGTTCCGCGTATCTGTTATGGTGGCTGGCAAGCGCCGCACGGCCACCTGCAAGAGCCTCGAGGAAGCTGAGGCAACTATGGCACAGCTCAAGCTTGGGCTGTATGATATCGCAGCTATCCAAAAGAAGCCTTGGAACCTCGTGACAGCTTGGGAACACTATGTGGATAACCAAGTCGCATCGTCACCACACAGCACTGCCAGCACCAAGAAGTTTAACTGGTACGGCAGTATGCTATTAAATTACTTTGGCCCTCTCGCCAACTTGGATGAAATATCAGTCGCCTCGCAATCTGAGTTCTTCGATTTTTTAACCGTTGATAGGAACTATTCTGCTAGCACTGTTAATTATCTAGGCACCCTACTGCAACAGATGCAGCTACACGCACACAAGCGGGGCCGGAAACGTATCCCGCCAATACGTATGCAGGGGCGCAAGTTAACAAAGGGGCGCGTCAGGTTTGTATCGGACCTCGAGGAAGCTCAGATGCTCGACTGGTATGACCGCACAGGTCGCGAAGAGTTCGGAAACATGGTCAAATTCTACATTGATACTGGCTTCCGAAAGTCTGAAGGTTTCCGCCTGCGCTTCAACGATCTCGACTTCAAAACGGGACGCATCACGGTGTGGGAAACCAAAGCGAACACCCCACGCACGGTAAAAATGACAGCCCGCGTCAGAGCAGTCCTAGAGAGCCTCGAGCGTCAAACAAATGAGCATGATGCCCTAGTGTTTGGTGATATCCTTGAGAAGAAATTTTACAGAGTCTGGTGGGAGATGCGGGAGGCCATCGGTCTCGATGATGACAAGCAGTTTGTAATCCACTGCCTGCGGCATACCTGCGCTACCCGCCTACTTGGTGCTGGTGTTGATATCCGCACGGTAATGGATTGGCTCGGTCATAAATCTATCGAGCAAACGCAGCGATATGCACACTTCATTCCGAGCAAAATGGATGATGCTGCAGATGCGCTCGACACCTTGGCAACAGTTATCTAAACGACATCCCGAAGCGCCACCAACTTGGTACGTTTCGGGTGTATTCGTGGTGCAGGTTTGCACCATGTGAAATAAATTATCATGGTATTACAATGGACTACGCTCCTATCTTCAAGCAATTAACAGTAACCTGCACTGCTCCCAATCCCTACTTTAACAGTTTAAACCCCTTAAAGGCCTTATTTTTATGCCTTGTAAGGGCCTGTAAACGTTGGCTTTCGCACTTATTTTTTTTAGCCGTTAATGGCAAGAAAAAAAGTACATCTGCACCAAGCATCTGCACCAATGCACCATCTTGGAGTAATCCAATCAAATCAAGGGCTTGGATTTGGTTGCACCATAGCTTTCTCAAGCCCCCCTTCAGATACCTAAAGGAACACACAGAATGACAATCGATCTGTACGCTACCCAAGAAGCATTAGAAAAAGAGGCACGGACACTTACGAAGCAACGCTTCAAGTCCATGCTTTCCGAGAGCCAGCAAAAAGGGAATGAAAGTTCTACCTACTACGGCTCTCCCCTGATGAAGCGGGCCATCGAGCCTGTGGCGGAGGGAATCACCCAAGCGATTCGCGAAGCTGAGAGCGGTAAGGCTGGTCAGAAAAGCACCGCAGTAAAATTTATGAGATTGCTTGACCCGAATGTGATTGCATTCTTCACGGCCAAAGTCGTCATCGATAAGATTACAGGCAAGAGCAATAAGCTTCAAACTGTAGCCAATAACATCGGCAAGCAGCTCGAGGATGAACTGCGCTACACCTCTTTTGAAGAGCAGCATCCTTGGTTGTTTAAGAAGCTGCTGACTGAGATTGATACGACCCGCCTGCGTAAGCGTCAGAACCTTGTGGCTGCTTACAATCGCTACTGTGAAGAATGGGCCAACTGGGGTGATGATGCCCGCATACATCTTGGTATGAAATTACTACACATCTTCACTACCAAGACAGGCTTCGCTGATATTATTACTCGCAGCTACGCCAAGAACCGCACAGAAAAATTAGTTGTGGCCACGGCTGCGGTAAATGAGTTTCTAGCAAAGAACAGGGACGTAGCGGAGATGCTATCACCTGTTTATCTGCCGATGGTAGTTCCGCCCGAAGATTGGACGGGACCACGCGGCGGCGGCTATCTCACACACCACACACCGACGCTGACGCTCATCAAAACCTCAAACAGAAACTATCTCGAGGAGCTGAAGGGCCTGCCAGAACAGATGGCCCCTGTTTATAGGGCTATTAATCACATCCAGCGGACACCTTGGCAGATAAACACCTTTGTGATGGTTGTAGTCGAGATGCTAGATGAGAATGGTGTTGCTGTAGGTGGCCTAACGTCTCCCGAGGATGAGCCGCTGCCACCTCGAGTAATCCCAGAGGGCCTAAAGAAAGAGGACCTGACCGAGAAACAACTTGCTGATTTCAAGCTATGGAAGCAGCGTTCGACTAAGGTGTATGAAGAGAACCTGCGCCTGCAATCAAAGCGTTTGATGATGACCCGCATTCAGGTCATGGCCAAGCAGTTCTCAGTCTACAACGCCATCTACTTCCCTCATACCGCAGATTTCAGGGGGCGTTTGTATCCTGCCAGCTCCTACCTAACCCCACAAGGCAACAGCTTGGCTAAAGGTCTCTTGAAGTTTGCCGATGGCAAGCCATTGGGAACCAACGAGGCTGCGTGTGAGCTAGCTATTCATGGAGCCAATACCTACGGCTATGACAAAGCGTCGATGCAAGAGCGTGTTGATTGGGTAGTAGAAAACCAAGATCGTATCCTGCAGGCAGGCACCTCACCGATGGATAACCTATGGTGGGCTAAAGAAGCTGATGATCCTTGGTCGTTCTTAGCATTCTGTGAGGAATGGGTTGGCTACAACAACAACGGCTATGACCATGTGTCATACATCCCGATTGCAAAAGATGGCGCATGTAATGGTCTGCAACATCTTAGCGCAGCCCTGCTTGATGAGGTAGGTGGCAAACAGGTCAACCTCATGCCATCTGATAGGCCTGCAGACATCTACCAAACTGTCATTGATAGGACGATTGAGAAAGTGAAGCTCGATCTGAACAGTGATGAGCTGGTCTTGGGGAAGCATGTCACCTCCGAGTTAGCTGCAGGCTGGCTCAAGTACGGGATGACACGCAAAACGGCCAAACGCTGCACGATGACACGGGTCTATTCCTCCACGTTGTTCTCAGCACGGTCTTTCATCCAAGAGTATCTGACAGAAACTGATCTGAAGCGGCGTGAAGAGGATACAGGATATGTATCACCTCTGCATGAGCGTGAATTTGAGGCGTCCGTGTATCTCGCTCAACATGTATGGTCATCGATCAGCGAGACTGTCATCGCTGCTAAGACCGCGATGGATTGGCTGCAAGACTGCGCTAGAGAACTTGCAAAGCAGAACCTACCTATCATGTGGACCACTCTAGACGGTCTGCCTGTGATGCAGTCCTATCCTGACATGACCAAGCGTAGATTGAAGACTAAGTTTGGCGACAAGCTAGTTTACCTAACGGTTCAAGAGGCCAACAAGAACAAGCTGGATCGTCGTCGTCAGGGCAATGGTGTATCTCCTAACCACACCCATGCAAACGATAGCTGCCACCTGCGTATGACTGTTAACCTAGCAGCAGACAACGGTGTCACTCACTTCGCAATGATACATGATAGCTTCGGCTGTCACGCATCCGACATCGAGATGCTGGGGGCATGTACCCGCGAAACATTCTTATGGATGTATCACGAGAACAACCCACTACAGTCTTTTAAAGATGAATGCGAAGCTTCACTTGGAACTACCCTACCCCCACTGCCAGCCAAGGGAACTCTCGATATTACACAGGTCCTACATTCCGAGTTCTTCTTTAGCTAACTAGCCGTTAACGATTAGGTTGCACCATAGCTCTCGCAAAATCGAAAGGAGCAAAATGTCAGCAGAACACCTCGTGATGCTTGCTGAATACTACCGGAAATACAGCGCACCGCTGCCAGTAGACCTTCAGTCCCGACTTCTGGAAGCGGGCATCGACATTCAAAAATACCAACACGTTTAAGGATACCCTACATGACTAAATTCGTAACACCCAAAGGCACAGCAGTCTGGCCCAAGCTCAACACACCCGATACAAAATTTAATGTAGATGGTGAGTATTCAGTTAAGCTCCGCTTACCCGTTGCTGACAGCTACGACCTAATCAAACAACTTGAAGGTCTGCGCGATGACTTCCAAAAGGACCAAGCCAAGACTGACCCAAAGGTTGGCCGCTATGATGTAGCCCCTGTGTATGAAACTGAGGAGGATGACAACGGAGACGTAACAGGCTTCGTCCTTTTCAAGTTCAAACAGAACGCCAAGATTAAACTGCGCAATGGTGGCACTCGCGATATGAGCGTTCCCATTTACGATAGCAACAAGGGTCCAACAAAAACTGAAGTCACCGGAGGCTCGACGATCCGCGTGGCTGGTGTCCCATTCTGTTATGCCATGCCTTCATCAAAGAAAGTGGGCGTATCTCTACGTCCTACAGGCGTTCAGATTATCCAGCTTGCTGCAGGTTTCGGTGGTGATGCCGATGCTCTGGCCATGTTCGATAAAGAGGACGGCTTTGTTGCTGATAGCTTCGACGTAGCTTCAGGTGTTGATGACCTTGCAGACTTCTAAAGTACGTGCCGCTGCCCTAAAAAACGGGTGGCGGTCCGGTCTCGAGGAGAAGGTTGCCGCTGAATTAGATAGGCACGGCATTCAGTATCAATACGAGAAGAACTCTATCTCGTTCATGGTCCCCTCCCGAACCGCAAAATACACACCAGATTTCTACATTAAAGCACGTTCCAGCAAGCTTATCATTTGTGAAAGCAAGGGTAGGTTTGTCACTGCGGATAGACAGAAACATTTACTGGTCAAGGCTCAACATCCCGAGCTTGATATTAGATTTGTATTCTCGAACAGCCGCCAAACTATCTCCAAAACTAGCTCCACTACATACGCAATGTGGTGTGAGAAACACGGCTTTCTTTACGCCGATAAACTTGTGCCAAAGGAGTGGCTAAATGAGTAACATTACACATATCATAGTCCACTGTGCCTATACACCACCAGCAATGGACATTGGCCGAGATGAAATCGACCGATGGCACCGTGAGAAAGGCTGGATGGGCATTGGTTATCATGCAGTCATCCGCCGCGATGGTACTGTAGAAAACGGTCGACCTCTTTATAAGCAAGGCGCACACGTTCGCGGCATGAACGCCAAGTCTAAAGGCATCTGCCTAATAGGTGGTATGAATGCAGATAAAACTGGCCCAGCCGTTAACTACTCTGACGCACAGATGGTATCCTTGAAAGAACTCATCGATGATTGGCGTCATAACCACTACCCAGAAGCTGTGGTTGCAGGACATACCGACTTCGATAAGGGCAAGACATGCCCTAACTTTGATGCCGCACATTGGTATGAGACAGGCGAAGTAAAGTCTATCCTTTAATAAGGTTGCACCATTAGCTCACAAAAATTCTGGCTCCGCTTCGGCGGGGCCTTTTGTATTTAAGGACACCCAATGGCCATCATTCTCTACCTACTCGGCGCTGTACTTATGGCCGAGCTAATCGTGGACGACAGCGACGAGCGAGTACCAGTTATATCATTGATAATCAGCTCATGTGTCTGGCCACTACAGGCCGTCCTCCTCTTATGGGGAGGGCTGGTTCCCGATCAACCCGAAGACTAACCCTGACAACTAGGAGAAGCTTATTATGTCACAAGCAAATACAGTCTCAACACACCTTAAACAATACGGAACTATCTCAGCACTCGAGGCTCAGAGTAACTACAGTATCTGGCGCTTGGCTGCAGTCGTTAACCGCCTTCGTAATGCAGGAACTCCAATTGTAATGCAGATGAAGACAGCACCGAACGGAGCTAAGTATGCAGAATACAAACTCCAACGACAGTGAACTCCTCCACCACGATAGCTGTGATGCTTGTGGATCGTCCGATGCTCGGGCGGTCTACTCAGATGGTGGGTCATACTGTTTCTCATGCAACAACTATAAGAAGGTAGGCTCTACTATGCAGACAGAATTTGTTCAGTCTAAACTATCTTCAGGCCTCCTGCCTTTCGGCACAGCCACATCCCTAGTGAAGCGCAAGATTACTGAAGCTACCTGTAAAAAGTTTGGCTACACAGTCGGTGAGATGAGCGGACAGCCTGTTCAAATTGCTAACTACAGAGATAAGAACGGTACTGTAGTTGCTCAGAAAGTCAGAGGGGCTGACAAGTCTTTCAAGTTTCTTGGTGATGCTAAAGCTGCGGGCCTATTCGGTCAGCACCTTTGGCGTGAAGGTGGGCGTATGCTCATCATTGTGGAGGGTGAGATAGACGCACTCTCTATGTCACAAGTGCAAGGCAATAAGTTTCCAGTAGTATCTATTAACTCAGGCAGTGCTGGGGCCAAGCGTTGCATCGAACGTGAGCTGATGTTTGTTGAGAGTTTCGACAAGGTCGTGCTGATGTTCGACAACGACGAAGCTGGTCGCCAAGGTGCGATGGAGGTAGCCCAGCTACTGACACCCGCCAAGGCACACATCGCAACCCTTGAGCTTAAAGATGCTAACGAGATGCTCGTGGCTGGTAAGGCTAAAGAACTTATCGATGCCATGTGGGAAGCTAAAGTCTATCGACCAGATGGTATCGTCGCTGGCGAGGACCTTTGGGACCTAGTCTCTGAAGTCGATAACACCCCATCTATCCCCTACCCATTCGAAGGTCTCAACACAAAGACCCGAGGTATGCGCAGAGGTGAGCTAGTCACAATCACGGCTGGTTCAGGGGTTGGCAAGTCACAGGTCTGTCGAGAGATAGCCTATCACTTGTCAGAGGCTGGCGAGAGCTACGGCTACATCGCTCTCGAAGAGAACGTCCGTCATACTGCGCGTTCGATAGTGGGCATGGCGCTCAACAGGCCACTGCATATTGATAGTGAACCTGTACCCGAAGAGGAAATGCGGGCTGCGTTCAATGCTACAGTCGGTAATTCACGCACGTATTTGTATGACCACTTCGGTAGCATGAGTACGGACAATCTATTATCTCGAGTGCGTTATCTAGCAAAGTCCTGTCATGTTGGATGGGTAATCTTAGACCACCTATCAATCGTGGTATCTGGAGAGGACGACGGTGACGAGCGTAAAGCAATCGATGTCATCATGACCAAGCTGCGTTCCTTAGTAGAGGAAACTGGCATTGGTCTAATCCTAGTCTCTCACCTTCGTCGCCCATCAGGTGACAGGGGTTGGGAAGAAGGACTACAGACTTCCCTTAACGCACTGCGAGGCTCGGCTTCTATCGCCCAGCTCAGTGACATGGTGCTCGGTATCGAGAGAGACCAGCAAGGTGACAATCCAAACGTATCCACGATCCGCTGCTTAAAAAATAGACACAGCGGCGAGACGGGTTTGGGCTGTTACATTCACTACAATCAAGAGACCGGAAGAATGTTTGAGGTTCAAGAACCTGAAGTGTTTGCAGGTGACGATGGGTCACCAGACTTTTAACAAGCTAGTCGAGAGGGACAGCATATGAAACGTATACTATTTGATATCGAAACCAACGGACTACTCGATGAACTTGATGCGATACATTCGCTTGTGTTAATTGATATGGACACTGAGGAAGAGGTTAGCTGTGCTGACCAAGAGGGTTACATCTCCATTGCAGATGGTTTGTCATACCTCGAGAATGCAGAGCTTTTGGTGGGTCATAATATTCAGGGCTTCGACCTGCCCGCTTTGTATAAGCTGTTCGGATTTGAGTATCATGGTGTGATACATGACACGTTGATTATGTCCCGCTTGATCTGGTCTGATCTAAAGAACAACGACTTTGCCTACATTAAGAAACCACAGGGCAAGGACCACCCACGTAATCTGATTGGTAGTCACGGCCTTAAAGCTTGGGGTTATCGGATCGGTGAAAACAAGATTGAGTATGATGGTGGCTGGGCAGAATGGTCCGAGGACATGCAGACATATTGCGTCCAAGACTGTTACACGAACCTGAAGTTCTACAAGTTCATCATGAGTAAGAAGCCCTCACCAGCGAGTATCAAGCTCGAGCATGACTTTGCTCATGTCATCCGTATGCAAGAGGCTCATGGTTTCCACTTCGATGAGGTAAAAGCTAATGAGCTGCTGGCTAAACTACAGCGGAGACAGGCAGAGATCGGTGTGCAACTGCAGGAAGCTTTCGAGCCTTGGGAAATACGTGAACCCTTTACACCTAAAGTGAATAACAAAGCACGAGGGTACGTTAAGGGTGAGCTAACCTATAAGGTTAAAGAAGTTGTATTCAATCCTGCAAGCCGTGACCACATTGCTAACAGGCTAACCACTGTTTATGGCTGGATGCCCCTTGTTCATACAGACAACGGCAAACCTAAAGTAGATGAGACAGTTCTCGCTGGCTTAGATTACCCTGAAGCTTCCCTCCTCCGTGAGTATCTGATGCTTGATAAGCGGCTGGGTCAATTAGCTGTGGGTAAGAACGCATGGCTAAAGATGGTCAAGGGTGGACGCATACATGGACAGGTTAATACCAACGGTGCTGCAACAGGACGCTGCACCCACAACAGACCTAACATTGCACAAACACCCAGTGTCGGTGCGCCGTTCGGTACAGATTGCCGAGCCTTATTCCATGCACCAACTGGCTATGACCTTGTAGGCGCAGATTTATCCGGCCTCGAATTAAGATGCTTGGCACACTTCATGGCTAAGTATGATGATGGTGCCTACATCGATGTCGTTCTCAACGGGGATATCCATTCGGTTAACCAGAAGGCTGCTGGTTTACCTACTCGAAACTCAGCGAAGACATTCATTTACGGATTTCTGTATGGCGCAGGTCCTGCCAAGATTGGTTCCATCGTTGATGGTTCCGAGAAGGAAGGGCGTAAGCTTATCAACAAATTCATGAAGGCAACCCCTGCTCTCAAGCAACTACGGGATGCTGTCGGTGCTGCAGTTGAAAAGAACAATCACTTAGCTGGACTAGATGGAAGAATACTTCCGGTTCGTTCACCCCATGCTGCACTCAATACCTTACTACAGGGTGCTGGTGCGCTGCTGGCCAAGCAAGCCACAGTAATACTTTACCAAAATCTAACCGCTAAAGGTTACAAGTGGGGCGAAGACTATGCCCAAGTTGCTCACGTCCATGACGAGGTGCAGCTCATAGCTAGAAAGGAGATAGCTGATGACGTTGGAAAAGAAGCAGTTAAATCTTTTCAACTCGCCGGAGAACACTTCAAGTTCCGATGTGAAGTCACAGGCGAGTACAAGGTCGGGTCTAATTGGGCGAACACGCACTAAGAACCCAAAGTCAATCAAAGCTCGTGAACTAACACAGCATCGTAAACGAGAACTGGTCGCCTATAAGGGTGGGCGGTGCGAACGGTGCGATGAAGAGTACCATCCAAATGTATTTGACTTCCATCACCACGATCGGTTGGTCAAAAAATTTAACGTCTCGCAAGGTAACATGCAGACATCATGGGCCAACCTAATAACAGAAGCAGATAAATGTCACCTCCTCTGTGCCAATTGTCACCGTGAAGTTCACACCTTCAACATCCCTAAGTTTATTAAAATTTAACCGTTAAGGACTACTAATGACTGATGTATCTTACATGACCCATATGGGTTCAGACGATCTAGTGGCCGACTGTGCCCGCGTATCATTTTCTAAACAGGCTGACGGTTACAGTGAGGCCCGCAATAATGGCTTGATAAACTTCCTAGCCAGAGAGCAGCACTACCATCCCTTCTCTCATCCACAGGCTACCTTCCGGTGCAGCGCACCAATCTTCGTAAGCCGACAACTGGCAAAACACCAAGTGGGTGGTACATGGAACGAAGAGAGCCGTCGATATATCAAGACGCCACCAGCTTACTGGAAGCCTAAGTTCTTTCGGGGTGCTGCAGAGAATGTGAAGCAAGGCTCATCGCCTGACACACATCGACGTAGCGAAGAGTTCCTCGAAGAATACCACGACATCTGCATCGATGCGATTGCTACATACAACAAGATGATAGCCCTCGGCATCTGTGCTGAACAAGCTCGGGCAATCCTACCCCAAAGCACAATGACCGAGTGGGTATGGACAGGCTCTCTCCTGTTCTGGTCGCGGGTCTACAACCTCCGCATCAAGTCCGACACTCAACGAGAGACACAAGAGTTTGCCGATCTTCTAGGCGAACAGATGTCTTCATTATTTCCACAATCATGGGAGGCCCTCACCGATGGATGAGAACATTGATCTAATAGTATTAACTTCCATGTCGCAGTGCGTTGCGAAGCTTGCAAAAGTCCATGACAAGACTACCGATAAGGGTATGCAGGACATCGTTCATGATGCTGCACTCATCTGCCTGACAATGATGGCTCCGCAAGATGATGGAGAACGAGGTGTCTTGATGTCCTTTGATGGAGGCAAGATGCAATGAAGCACCTCATTGATGCAGACATTGTAGCATTCAAAGCTGCAGCCAGCACCGAGCGTCCTATCGATTGGGGCGATGGCCTATGGACCCTCCACGCCTACGAGAGTGAGGGTATCGAATATATTCACAAGTACCTCCAAAGGGTGACGGATGCACTTGGTCATGGGGAGTTCAAACTCTTCATCACCGATCCGGTTAACTGGCGTAAGGAAATCCTCCCGTCCTACAAAAGTAACCGGAAGAATACCCGCAAGCCTCTGACACTTTCACCTCTCCGTAAGTACATGGTTGAAGAGATGGGTGCTGTCATGGTTGCGGGTATGGAAGCTGATGACCTCCTCGGCATCACAGCTACCAATGAGCCAGACTGCGTGATTGTCAGTGAGGATAAAGACCTTGCAACAATCCCGTGTCAGCTCTTCAACCCTGCTAAAGATGAAACAGCACGAACTATCACTGAGTTTGAGGCTGACTATTTCCACATGACCCAAGCTTTAACTGGGGATGTAGTGGATGGATATACTGGCCTAGCTGGGTGTGGTCCCAAAACAGCAGAAAAAATTCTCGAGGGTTGTGACAGTACCGCCGAGATGTGGGCCGCAGTGGTTGAAGCTTACGCCAAAAAGAAACTCTCAGAAAACGTCGCACTTGTACAGGCGCGTGTTGCCCGCATCTGTCGCAATACCGAGTTCGACTTCAACACAGGAAAGGTAGTTCTATGGACACCCCCGACATTATAAACAAACCATCTCATTACACTCAGTATGTCATCGAACCTATCGAGTTCATCATGCGTAATGCGCTGCCTTTCCACACAGGTAACATCGTTAAGTATTCACTCCGTGCTGGCAGTAAACTTTACGAAGGCATGGACAAGCGAGAGAGCGAGATTGTCGATCTAGGTAAGACCATTCGCTATGCCCAGATGCGTATCCACCAACTCAAGGGGGAGAGCATCCTATGAAGTTCACCATCATTACCCAAAAGAACTGCAAGTATTGTCTGAAAGCTGCAAAGCTCCTCGATGAGGCTGGGCTTGATTGGGAGGGCATCCCTCTCGCAGACGCCCCTGTCCATAGAACCCTGATGGGCATGGCAAACCTCACAACTGTACCACAAATCTTTCGACCTGATGGGGCGCTTGTCGGTGGCTATGAAAATCTTCAAGCATATTTAGGACGAACATAATGCCCATTGTAACAAAGCTAAACGATTACCAAGACCTAGCAGCTACGACCGCAGTCTACCCAACGGATAAAGCTCTTGAGTATTTGAGCTTGGGCCTAGCTGCGGAGGTGGGCGAACTCACAGGCAAGCTAGCCAAGTGGTATCGCAAAGACGGTACATATCCACGGGAAGATATCCTCGATGAGCTGGGCGATTGCCTTTGGTTCATCAGTGAGTTTGCGCGGCAACATAACCGTAAGCTCTCAGACTTAGCCCAGAATAATTTAGATAAACTAGCGTCCCGAAAAGCTCGGGGTACGCTCAAAGGTAATGGTGATAACCGATGACTGATGATGTACGGGCGCAGGTGATAACTCGCCGAACCTATAACCGTCCTCTTAATGATGAGGGTACTGTATTTGAAACATGGCCGGAGACAGTGGCCCGAGTAATTACCCACCAGCAATGGCTATGGGAACGCTCAAAAGGTGAGAAGCTTAACCAAGGAGAAGTTGGTGAGCTAGAAGAGTTCCGCGAGTTGATGCTCACTCGTAAGGCTACAACATCAGGCCGCACACTATGGCTCGGTGGCACAGACGTGGCTAAGAAGCACGAGGCTTCACAGTTCAACTGTAGCTTCGGACGTATCGAGACAGTCCACGATGTAGTTGATGCGTTCTGGTTGTTACTTCAAGGCTGTGGCGTAGGCTTCGAGCCTGTAGTAGGCACGTTGAATGGCTTCGCTCGTAAGACAGCGATTGAAGTATGGCGTTCAGAGCGTACCAATAAAGGTCGTGAAGAGAATGTGACCGAGAGTACAGTCACTGAAGAAGGCTACCGCATCCACCGCATCTCGATTGGCGATAGTGCTAAAGCTTGGGCAAAGGCCTTGGGTAAAATCATGGCACTCAAGGACCCTGTGGATCAGCTCATCCTAGACTACCGTGAAATCCGCCCAGCAGGTACACGCCTGAAAGGTTATGGTTGGATTTCATCTGGTGATGACACGCTCCATATTGCGTTGAGCCGCATCTGCGACATCATGAACAAGCGTTCCGGTGAACTGCTGACACGCATGGATATCCTCGATCTACTAAACCACATGGGTACTACATTATCCTCACGCCGCTCCGCAGAGATTGCGCTGGTGCCTGTAGATGACCCTGAGATTGATGATTTCATCTTTGCTAAGAAAGACTTCTGGTTGCATGACAATGCACACCGCCAGCAATCTAACAACTCAGTTATGTTCTCTAAGAAGCCTACCAAGTGGGAATTATCCTACATCTTTGACCGCATGGTTGAAGCTGGTGGTTCAGAACCTGCATTCATTAATGCTGAAGCTGCTTTGAAACGTGCTCCACACTTTAAGGGAGTTAATCCATGCGCAGAAATTCTATTAGGAAACAAGAGTTTCTGTAACCTAGTTGAAGTGGACTGGGGTAAATACCTAGATGACTTCGAGGGCCTGAAGAAAGCTGTGTACCTAGCAGCCCGAGCAAACTATCGCCAGACTTGCGTGAACTTGGATGATGGTATCTTGCAGCGTTCATGGCATGAGCTGAATGAGTTCCTCCGTCTATGCGGCGTAGGCGCTACAGGCATCGTGAAGTGGATGGACCACCAAGGTTATCTATACAACAACGTACCATCGATGTTGAAAAATATTGCAGCCTCTGCCCGTCAGGGTGCCAACGATATTGCAGATGAACTAGGGCTACCACGGGCGAAGCTTGTCACAACTATCAAGCCAAGTGGAACCCTTTCAAAGATCATGTCGACTACGGAGGGGGTCCACAAGCCACTTGGTAAGTACCTCTTCAATAACGTGACCTTCTCAAAACACGATCCAATCGTACCCATCATGACTGCAGCTAACTACACAGTCATCGAGAAACCTTTCGAACCTGACAGCGTCTTAATTACCTTTCCGGTAGCCTATGACGATGTGAAGTTTGATGAGGTGGACGGTAAGTTCGTGAACCTCGAAACTGCTGTGCAACAGTTGGACCGCTACGGTCTTATGATGAAACACTACGTCGATCATAATTGCTCAGTAACAATCAGCTACTCACCTGACGAAGTACCAGCCATCATCGAATGGATCATGAACAACTGGGATTTGTATGTAGGTGTGTCATTTATTTATCGTAACGACCCAACAAAGACTGCAGCAGACTTAGGCTATGCCTACCTGCCTCAAGATGTCGTGTCTCGAGAAGTGTACGATGAATACGTTTCAAAATTGTCACCAGTAGATATCGAGAATGCCAACTCTTTCGATGAGTTGACAGATGATGAATGCGCCACTGGTGCCTGCCCAATCCGTTAAGGAACAACAATGGCCAAGAACACGATAAGCAAAAAAGATAAGATTAAGAAGTCTGCCTATCAGCGTAAGGTCGAAGAGCAAGGGCGTGTGATAACTCCACGCGTCCAAGCCCTCCTACCTATGAACGTAGCTCAAGATAACTACATCAACTGCATCAAGCAGTATTCACAGGTCTTTGTCACAGGACCTGCAGGTACTGGTAAAACCTTCATTGCTGCAGCTATTGCCGCAGATATGTATGCACAGAAGCGTGTCCGTAAGATTATCTTAACACGTCCGAACATCCCTGCGGGTAAATCGCTAGGGTTCTTCTCAGGTACTATCGAAGATAAGATAGCACCTTGGGTCTACCCGCTAACGGAAGTGCTGATTGCTCGGCTGGGTAAAGGTAAGTACGAGCTAGCAATCAAGCGTGGTGACATCGAGATTGTCCCATTCGAAGTTATGCGTGGTCGTTCTTTTAATAACGCTTTCGTCATCTTAGATGAGGGCCAGAACCTCACTGCCAGAGAAATGAAGATGTTTCTCACTCGAATTGGTGAGGAAACTAAAGTCGTTATCAATGGCGATATCTCCCAGCATGACCTTCAGGGAACTTCAGGCCTGAAGATTGCTATCGACCTCCTACATAAACACAACATCCCTGCAGCCCACTGTAACTTCACTCACGATGACGTTGTTCGTTCTGGCATCTGTGCCGCATGGACACGAGCATTTGATTAGGTTGCACCATAGAGGATTAGATCAATGTTCCCTTATATATCTAACGAACTACTAAATGAACTGAATACACGTTTCCCAGTTATGGCACCTCAATATCTTGAGCAGCATGATATGCTGATGTGGCGAGGTGGACAGCGTTCGGTCGTAGATTTCATGCAAACACTTTACGAAGAACAACAAGCTTCAAAACTAGGAGAATAGAATATGTGTATTGGAGGCTCACCTACGCCAGCCCCGCCCCCTGCAGCCCCTGCAGCGGTTAATCCGGTCATGACAAATATGTATGACCCGAGCAATCCCGAGAGCGGGATGGCAGCAGAGAAAGGCGCACTTCAAGGTAAAGCCTTGGGTACGTCACAACTCAAAGTCGATCTCGATCCTACCGTGAGCAATCTCGGTAAGGGCGCTGGTCTTCAGATTACTAAGTAGGTCTTACATGTGTACAGCATTGAACGCAGCTCGAAAAGTATCAAGAGAGACTGATGGCATCCTTGGCGGCGGAGTTACGCAGTTAGATGACGCACTCAGTGGCTCCCCGTTGCCTATTCAGAAGGTTGCTGACAAAGTTGAAGATAAGGTTACCGATCCAAAGTTACTGGGCGCTGGCCTTCAAATAATGAATTGAGAACATAAATGAGTATGGGAACCGCTGAAGCGCGTTACCACCAACTCGAACAGTCTCGTCAATCATATCTAGATCGAGCAAGAGATTGTTCGTTGCTAACAATTCCCTCCCTGATACCGCAAGATGCCCACAATGAAACGAGTGATTTATATACTCCGTTTCAAGGCATCGGTGCGCGTGGGGTGAATAACCTAGCATCGAAACTCTCTCTTGCTCTGATGCCACCTAACTCCCCCTTCTTCCGTTTCATGGTTGAGCCATACACCTTAAAGGATTTGGCTGAAGATGAAGCAGCACGAACCCAGATTGAACAACAACTGGGTGAGTATGAGCGGGCAGTTATGTCGGAGATTGAAACGTCTGGCGACCGAGTTGCGGTACACGAAGCACTGAAACATTTAATCGTAGGCGGCAACGTGCTATTGCACATTGGCCCTGAGAAGACACGGGTAATCCACCTAGACAGTTATGTTGTATCTCGCGCACCTAATGGTGAAATTCTAGAAGTTGTTACTGTTGAGCATGTCTCACCTAACGCTTTAGATAAAGCGACCGCCGCTAACATCTCTGGTAAACTCGAGGGTGATGAAAAGACTGTTGAAGTCTACACTCACATCGAGCGTAAGAACGAGTTCTTTAACGTATATCAAGAAGTCAAAGGGTCAGTCATTACTGGCTCTAAAGGCAAATACAAAAAGAACAACGTCCCCTTCCTGCCCCTTCGTTTCTCCCGCATCGACGGTGAGGACTATGGTCGCGGGTTTGTAGAAGAACTTCTAGGTGACCTCCGGTCCCTCGAGGGTCTATCCCAAGCAATCGTAGAAGGCGCTGCCGCCGCTGCCAAGGTTCTCTTCATGGTGAACCCCAACGGCACAACGCGTATGCGTACTATTGCGCAGGCTGAGAATACTGCAATCATCGAAGGTAACAGCAACGATGTTTCAGTTCTACAGATGGATAAGTTCAACGACTTCCGCGTGGCCTATCAGGCTATGCAGGGTATCGAGGAACGCTTATCACAGCAGTTCATGCTGCAATCTTCAGTACAGCGTAATGGTGAACGGGTTACTGCAGAGGAAATTCGTTACCTCGCAGGTGAGCTAGAAGATACCCTATCCGGTATCTACTCTATCTTGTCGCAGGAATTTCAGTTGCCTTACGTTAACCGTAAGATTGAGGTTCTAACCAAATCCAAGAAGCTACCTAAATTACCAGACGATGTAGTCAAACCTACAATCGTCACAGGTATGGAAGCCCTTGGACGTGGTCACGACCTACGCAAGTTGGACATGTTTATTCAGGGTATGACGCAAGCTCTAGGACCAGAGGTTCTACAGCAGTACGTCAATCTACAGGATTACATTAAACGTCGAGCAACAGCTCTCGGTATTGAGACTGAAGGCTTGATTAAATCACAAGAACAAATCGCCCAAGAACAGCAACAGGCACAGCAGCAACAGATGATGATGCAAGCTGGTCCCCCCGCCATTCAAGAAGGCGCGAAAGCATTAGGAAACTCTTATGTTGAAAGCCAAAGACAACAAGGCGATGGAGAAGGATAAGGCTGAAGAAGCCAATCCTGCACCCACACCTGAAAATAAACCACTGGCTGCACCTGCCGTATCTAAAGGCGTATCCAAAATTACACGGATCGATTACTAGAACATGGCAGAAAGCATCACAATCACAGAAGACGATACTGGCCCAGAAGCACCTGTTGCGGAGGATAACCAATCTGAACGTCCTGAATGGTTGCCTGAAAAGTTTAGCTCTCCCGAAGACCTAGCAAAATCCTACAGTGAACTTGAGAAGAAACTATCAGGTCCAGCCGATGAGGCTGCGCCTGAGACCGAAGCACCTAAAAGTGACTCACCAAGTTTCGATAAGTTCTCTGAGGAATTTGCTAGCTCTGGTGAGTTAGGCGAGGAAAGCTACACAGAACTTGAAGCTATGGGTTACCCCAAAGAGATGGTGGAAACCTATATCAAGGGTATGCAATCCGCTCAGACAGCAGATGCAGACGCAGTGATGGAAGTCGCTGGCGGTAAAGACGGTTATCAAGAGTTAACTGAATGGGCTAAAGAGAGCCTCGAGAACAACGAACTTGAACTCTACAACCAAATGGTTGGGACAGGTACTGATAATGCTAAGATGGCAGTCGAATGGCTGCAGTCTAAGCGAGAAGCTATGGAAGGCTCTGAGCCTAACTTGCTCTCAGGAAAATCACAGGCACCATCCAAGGATGAGTTCCGTAGCACAGCGGAAGTTGTAGCTGCAATGAAGGACGCCCGATACGGCAAGGACTCTGCGTATACTAAAGACGTAGAGGAAAAGCTGGGGCGTTCTTCGGTATTTTAAAGGAGATTATTATGCCTAAAGGTAAAGGGACTTACGGTACAAAAGTAGGTCGTCCACCAAAGAAGAAGTAACTACCTCTGGCGGGGCGCTGGGCATCAACCACGTCCCGTCAATTCCTATGACACGAGAACATCTAGCACACCTTTTTAGGTGGCTGAGACTATCAACGATGAACGACTAGGCCGGATGCGTCCGACAACCCTGACAAGTAGTAAGCGACAGTCATTCTCAATCTAAATAAAAATTCCATAGGATAAAGAAAATGACAAATGTAACCGCATCACGCTTGGGTGTTGTCAATAAGGCGACCCCAGCAAATAACGCAGCAGCTTCGGCTCTGTTCCTAAAAGTCTTCGCTGGTGAAGTTCTCACCGCTTTTGACGAAGTAAACGTAATGAAAGACCTGCACGTCTCTCGCACAATCGCGAACGGCAAGTCAGCGTCCTTCCCAGTGACAGGTAAAGCTAACGCTGCATACCACACTGTAGGTACACCTTTGTTGGGTACACAGAAAATTGCTCACAATGAAATCGTTATCAACATCGATGATGTATTGATTGCTGACACATTTATTGCAAATATCGATGAGGCTAAAAATCATTATGACGTGCGCGCTGAGTACAGCCGCTTGTTGGGTATGGCCTTGGCTAAAGAATTTGACACACGCACAATGCGCGTAGGTCTATTGGGCGCACGTTCAGCAGCTACCGTAACTGGTGGTAATGGCGGTTCAGCTCTAGTTTCCTCGACTTCTAAGACATCTGGCGCAGCTTTGGCTGCAGCTATCTTCGACGCAGCGAAAGCTCTGGACGAGAAAGATGTGCCTGAGAACGAGCGTGTGGCACTTGTAGCTCCTGCACAGTATTACAACTTGGTCCAAGAGACTTCCGTCATCAATCGTGACTGGGGTGGAGCTGGTGTATATGCTGAAGGTACAGTTCTTAAAGTTGCTGGTATTCAGATTGTTAAGACTAACAACCTGCCAACAACTAACGTAGCTGCAGTATCTGGCGAGAACAACACTTACTCCGGTAACTTCTCAACTACAGCCGCACTGGTTATGCAGAAATCTGCAATCGGTACAGTTAAGTTGATGGACCTAGCCGTAGAGCGCACATCTGGCGACTTTGAAGTCATGTACCAAGGTACGTTGATGGCTGCTAAGTACGCAATGGGCCACGGTATCCTACGTCCTGAGTGTGCCGTAGAAATTAAAACTTCTTAAAATTTAATCTGGGTTGGCTCTTTTATAGGGCCAGCCCTTTTTTTTCCATATGAGGACATCATGACTAAACCAACGTCCATGACCGAGCTAGAAGCGGTCAACGTCTTACTTACTACAATCGGTGAGGCACCCGTCAACACTCTTACAGGTAATCAAGTGACTGATGTCTCTATTGCCAAGCAGGTTCTGAACGAAGTTAGTCGTGAGGTTCAGGCTCAAGGGTGGCATTTCAATACCGAAGATGGTGTTGAGCTTTCCCCAGATGGTTTTAAAGAAATCATCGTTCCTGCAGATACCGCACGTATCGATGCAAGGGACTACAACATTGTACGCCGCGA